TTTTATATGGCCATGGGCCAGCATATAGCAAACAACTATTTGTGCTAACGATATACCTACCAGATCGATACAGCGCTGTTGGTTTTTCCCAATACTCGTAAACAATCGCAGCTTGCTTTTTTGTGTCAGTGTTACCTAAATTACTTGGAGATGGCGGAACCCAGCCACGACCATTACCATTAGTTCCATCTAAATATGTCTCTACATATCCAGCATTTGTGCCAGTTTGTCCATCAGGTTTAACCAATTTGCCTTGTTCACCATACTTGTCAATGAACCATGATAGTGGCTTAACCATTGCGTGGATCATCCACCGCAGATCTGCATCTCGTTTTGCAGTAGGGTCGAAATACACATCAAACGCTGGCAAAATTTGCTCAACAATATCGCCTACACGCATTGACGTGTGACCTATGACTTCTGATGCAGTAGCATCCATTTGCGGAACAATCTGCTCTAAGCTTGCGTCCCAAAAGATTTTTAAAAATGACGTACCGCAGACACATGCCCAGCGAACGCGTTCTTTTGTCTGTGTCTCTCTGTCAAACTTGCGATTGTAGTGATTGACAATATAGTTCGCCTCATCGGAAGCCATTAGATCAACTGGGTTGTTACTAATAGGCACAGCGCTTGAATCAGGCGCACATTGCGTTAATTTACCAACTACGCCATCAATCAGCGGTCGCATCTTATTAACAGTCATATATCTGTTTGGCTCGTCCTCGTTTTGTAAACTTTCTAGATTACGCGCCTGACTATTAATCCTAAACCACTGCCGTCCTTCAAAAAAGGCAGTAGCCATTACCCACTCTAATTCCATTTCCTGTCGTGCGCGATACGCTAAATCAAACTGTTGTTTGACAAACGTCATAACTCGCTTTGCTTCGTCTGGTTGATCTTTTGGGACGACTTTCCATTCTTTGGCAGTTAAATCAATATTTAAATTCTCTTTATTATCTTTTGCTCCATTTAGTAACTCAAAGCTACCCGGTGCTCCCACGTCACTTGGCTTGGAAAATGCTGACACTTTCGGCTGCTGCCCCATAACACTTTTAGTCAAAGCGCTACGCATTAAGTTACTAATATCAATGGACATGTCTAAATCCACCTTTCATTTGAAATAACACGTTGTACAAGCAGGCGCTCTTCTTTAATTTGCCGTAAATGATTGACAAGCCCATACATCAACAATGTTTGCAATGCAACACAAATGGTAATGATTACAGCACAAATGCAAAGAAACACACTCATAGCCAACGTTTTTCATCCTTCTTTTTAAGCCAAGACGGAACGTATCTTTCGTTCATAGGAATTTTATCTTCTAACTCCGGACATTTAACTGGGTATTCTCGCCACATTACACCGTAACGAAAACTATCAATAGCGTGGTCATTTTTAGTTCCGCTATCAATGTCTTCAGGATCGCGTGGATGTGACATTGTGTTTGCTAACTGTTTGATCAGGTTTGGGCATGCACCACGAACAATCTGTAATTTTGGTTTAGGAACCCCGTTTACAATGTCTGTTGCACTTATCCATTCTTTAACTCTTCGCCAACCAGCTTTTCTATCTTTCACGGCGCGTACAGCTGGCAATCCTCGTTTCCACCAAACCTCAACTGGATACTCACCAATACGTTCTTCAGCCTTCATCGGTGGAAATGTATTTGCCCAGTCAAATGCAACAGCTTCTAATTTTGTGTTCCACAAGCCGTCACGTACTTTTGTGTTTACTGGTGAAGCCAATTGTCGCTGTTCAAGCATTTCTAAACACTTCTCAGCTTGCTTACTACTGACTAATCCAGCCTCATACATCTCTCCAATAACGTATATATTTTCCCTATCGTCACTTGCATACAGTAGAAAACAAGCTGGTGCCCCTGTACCAAAGTCATGACTAGCCCACATGCGCCACCACGGTTGCACGTCTACATGGTCAACAACATGCCAAGGCTTTCCGTCGGAGTTATATTCTCTAAAATCAGGAAAGAATAATCCACCTACACCAACCTCGTGTTGGCATTCTCGCAAAAATGATAAGAGACCATATGTGTCAATTTCATGTTGGCATACTTCTAGTGTTTTATGTTGCCATGTTGGTGTGCCACCAGTAATCCTGTATCCCATGCGTCCGTCGTCACGTTCATACGTTGTATATTCCAGATCTTGTATAGCTGGAACAATTGGAGATTGAATACGGTCTTGTAACATATCCAAATCACCACTTAGTACTTGTGACATCACCGAGTTAGCATGAATTCTGTTTTGCACAAAAACAACAGCACAGTCTGTACTTTTGGCTGGCAAAATAGTTTGTGTGATTGTGCGTATTTTTTTATCTACACCGTTAACAGAATCATCCAGTTCATCAATGTCGTCAAGAATAATCATGTCAGGGCGCAAATGATCTAATTTAACACCACGAGCACCAGTGTCCAATCCAAATGCTAACACATTAAAACCATTAGCCGTGCGCAATTTTGACGCGCTCCAGCCTTTTGAGAAACCATATTTGTTAACGGCTCGCTCTATACCGCAACGCTCCATAGCGGTAGCAATATCTTGCACGTGTCTATCGGCCATGTCTTGTGTAGCGCACACATAAACAGCAAAACGACGCGTAGCTTTTACTGCAAGACGGCTAACAATAAGTTCCATTGTTGTCGATTTACCGCCACCACGAAACCAACATTCAATTAATGCTGGTCCAAATTTACCCGGCGCAATATCTTCCGCCCATTGCCATGCACGATGATGGTGTTCTGCCAATGTGGATGACGCAGCATGTGGAGCATACACACGCAACCAGTCCTCATAATGCATTTCATGTCCGGGAAGTGCTGTTGCTAAACCGCTGTCAAAATCGCCTAATTCAATAGCTTGATCTATTTCGGACTGCAATGCCTCCAGTAATGCAACAGTTAATGGCTTAGTAGGTTTGACAAATTTTCTAAATGCTCTCGGTGTTGACCGTGTCGATATTTGATTCTTCATTTATTATTTCTGCATCCTGTATGTCGTCATCTTGCTGATATTGTCGTAGCAACTTTCCAAAACCCAACTTAATAGCTTGTAATTGCCCTGCGTCATGCACAGTATCCTTAACTATCTTTAAGATTTGCATTGCCAAACTATAAGCTTGATCTACCTCTAACGTATATGCCTTTGTATGCAACATACGTGCTTCGGCTTCTACTATGTCGGTTCGTTTGTCAATTAACGCAACAACATCTTGACTTGCACGATATGTGTCAATACCTTCATCGACCATTTTTCCGAGTGTTTTAAATGCTTTGCCAAATTCATCAGTGCCTACTGTTGCTTTACATACATTCATTTGGTCTTTGATTGCTTCGTAATGTTCGACAGATATTCCGTGACTTGCTGCTTCTGCACGTTGATCCATCAACGCTGTTAAATACGCAGCGTCGTCTTTTAAGCTAAATAGATCTGGATCTTCTCTTAATTCATCAATTCGTTGCAACAATTTTGGTGCAACTGATGCAAATCTACGTCGTTGTTTTGACCATAATCCAGTTTTAAATGCTGGAGAATCAACACCTTCCAACGATTTACCACCATGATGTTTACAATAATCACGTCCTTTTACAACCGTAACGCCACAACGTTTACCACTAGCATTTTTACCCTGACACAATTTTACTATTGCACCATTAGGTAATTTTCGTACATGTTCATCTGT